TCACTATACAATTGAGTATACAGATCCTTCAGCACCTTCCCCTGCGCCGCTGATAACGGCAATCCGGCGTTGTCGGTCACACAGTTATTGACGATGTGACCAATCAGGCAGGCTCCCTTAAATGCAGCTTTAATATTCGATAAAAGAACCCCTAATTTCCTTTTCGACTTCATCTGATTGATTGCATCGGTTGCCGCTGGCACGGCCGTTGATCCGGTATAATCTTCAAAGGTCGGTGTATCCAGATTTTTCAGTGCTTCATCCGCCAGGTCCCAGTTCTTATTCTCATCTGCGATATCATAGAAATCACTTTCATCCGGTTTCTTAAAATTATAGTTTTCTGTGCTAGTTGCCATTTGGTAATTCTCCTTTCGTAATCTGCTCATGTGTCAGCTGTCCTAGTTCCACGTGCTGATAAGTACCCATTTCCATTCTTCTGGTCTTCAGGTGCCCATTTCGGATCTTATAATGGGTAAATGCCGCAAGCTGCTTATGAGTAAAAGTCCCAACTGCTCCATAAGTATTAAAGATGTACTCATATAACACTTTCAGATGTGCCGGAATCGCTTCCTCGATGCTTTCCTTAATATCCTCAATGTTTCCCGGAATTCCCGATGTACCTGTAAATCGGACTGTTACTGTATATCCTGCATTATTTTCCTGAATCTCCACCGCTGCATTGGTATAGCTCTCGGCAATATGCTGGACCAACGATACCAGCGTGGTTGCAGCTCCCGCCGCCTTTGCCGAAATCTTTTCTCGGCGATATCGATCAGATTTTCCTTCATCGGTGATAATTCCAAATATTCTCTCATGCCTCGGAAGTAAGCCGACCCCGGTAGCGCTCGCCCAATAAATTTGCTTCAGAGTGTTTGCAAGGCCCTCCTCCAGTCCATCAGATTCCTGAGATATGATTGTCTGAAGTTCCTGCATTGTCTTATTATCATCATAATAATCTGGCAAAACCTCAATCAGACGCAAGCCGATGCACCTCCTCCAAGCTTACCGTACCAGCAACAGGAATTTCCTTCACACTTACCGTAATATTACCCGTAGCATCGTTAAGCTTCAGATCATCATAGTCCTGGACTCCTTCGATGCTGAGAAGAATGCTTCCTATCTTGGCATAGCTGACACGATAGTCCACAAAGACCAATGACTTCAAATATTCTGAAACCTGAATTTTGAATAAAGCAAGTACATCATCTAAGGATTTTGTTCCATCCAGGATCACGTTCGCTGATACATCAACAGCACGCGTTGATGGACTTGAAACAGTGACCGTCGCACCAATTGGACGGACAGTTTCTATATACTCACTTACTACAGACTCCAATGAAAGATTCCTTTTCTTGTCTGCATCCACGATCAGCACTGTTACTGTCCCGGGTCCGGAAGCAAGCGGAAATACTTTCGCATCTCCCACTCCCGAAACTTCTAATGCCCACTGCCTGTAATGATGAGCATTTCCGGATGTTGCCGGATGGCGCACTTTTTCATAAAATCGATTTCTTAATGCCTCATCCGTCTCTTCATCTGCTCCATCCGTAATAATGTCTGTCAGTTCTGCAGTCACGCCAGAAACCGCCGAGAGCGGCTCTAAGGAGCCGGAATACGTATTCCCGATCTTTCCAGGAGTTTCGCATTCGGCTTCATACGAATTTTCTTCGACCTGCCCGGTTATCCGGTATACCACATCGCTGATCATCCATCTGGTCCCGATTGCAATATCTCCCGAGGTTGTAACTTTTCTGATTGCAGCACTGGCCGCCTTACGATTGATACCGTATCCATTTACAGCACGGTCCAGATATTCACCTACCGCTGTATCACAAAATACAAGGTCGATGAAATTGTTCAACTGAAAATACTGGTCTGCCAGAAAATATGCCGCCGGAGCAAGCGCGTCATAGATCACGCTGCCTTCTCTCTTATCCACGTCCTCTGTCACACGATCCAGCATCTCCTGGAGAATATTTTCATATGTTCTGTCCTCATACACTTACCGACACCTCCTCTCTAATCTGCCCGAATATACTGCTTACCTGAAACGAGCATGTACAGGTGATGCCTCTGAATTCAAAAACAAATCCATCCACTGAAAGGATCCGATCATCCTCTGCAAGAGTTTCCCGGATCATGCGCTGCATCTCTGCCCGGATGTATCCCTGATCCTTTCCGATCAGGTCTCTCCAGTTGACGCCATAGCGGAAGCTGTATATCGGATATTCAAACTGCTGCGTCGAGAGTCGTTTCCGGATTGCCTGCCCCAGTGCCTCCAGATCATTTACCATTCCACAAATACAGGTGCCTGAGTCGTTGTAGCTCCGATTTGAAAATGTCTGTTTCTGAATTCTGGTATCTGTTGTCAAAGCCATTACTTCAGCGCCTCCTCTTTTATTTCCTCCTTGAAGGCCAGACGCCGTTCAATGATCTCCAATACGTAAAATTCCTCCCAACCGGTTCCCGCAATCATGCGGACCTTATCTCCTGTCCTCAGCTGCACTTTCATGTTTCCAGAAAGCTGTGCCGCCGGGATCTTGAACTTCTCATTCACCCGAACCCCGGATCCGTCATAGGTACCCACAATTATCGCGGGCAGTTTCTGATTGTTCAGAAATGCACTCATCACTTTCTTCAGTTCTTCCGTCAGCATCATTGGGCAATCACCTCCAGTTCCATTGTGTGCGTCGGCAAATATTTGTGTGTTACTTCTTTTACGATCACACGCCGGTCCAGTTCGATATCTGCAATGCTGCCATAAATACTGCATCCAGCTCTCACAGAATAATCCCCGATACAGGACAGCTTTATCGTTTCTTTCTCATGGTTATATAGCTGTAGAAGCTTTTTCGCCTTCTCCTGAAGCTTTCCCGCGTCAGCGCTCTTATCCGAAACATGCTCATAATACTGCAGGTTTCCATATCGATTTACTGAATCCTGATCTGCAGCCTGAGTAGTCTGCGCCTTTCCGTTCTTTTCATCCATCCAGGAGATCTTCACCACATTGTAAAATTCATCATCGATGGACTTCTCCCAGCTGTATCCATATGCTAGGGAATCATCACCAAGTACCAAAGGGAGCTGAAGGTCCCGGAGGTTATCCAACCGGATTTTTCCGTAAACGTCCGCCAAACGATACCATTCTCCCTGCGGATTATCCGCAGTTTTTGTATTAAGAAGGGTATCTCCGATCAGTCCATAGATCACATCAATCCATGTGTCTTGGTACTTTACTTTATCCTTTGGAACTTTGTATGAAATTCCTGTCGACATATCCCCGGCCGTTAGATTCAGATATCTGCACATCGACTGAGTAACAGATACCACATCGTCCTGTCCGCCTTTTAATGGAATGATATCTTTAGACTTTCCGCGTCGTAACTGATCATACGCCTTTACTTTCACCCGCCGGTCTTCACCCATACTGACACGGAATACTTCTCCGAAAAAGATGCCATCCTTCTCACTGGTATTAGTGAGTCGGACGACATCTCCATTTTTGATCATCAGTTCTCCGTCATACAGGTATGTAAATTCCAGGACGGAAGCGCCAGAATTCAATTTGTCCTGCCAGCTAAGCTCCGAGCACATTTCTGATATTTCATAGATCACACCATTATTTTCCACGCATAGCTGCATAACGTCCTCCTCATGATGGAATCGTGAATACCTGCCCCGGATAAATCAAATTTGGATTTTTGATCTTATCCGCGTTCGCACTTACGATTTTCGAATACTGTGCCCCATTCCCATAGAACTGTTTTGCGATCTTCCAGAGGGAATCTCCTTTCTGCACAGTATATGTCTTTCCTTCCTCCACTGCCGGGTTCGTTGGCTGCGGTGTCTCTGGCTGGGCCACCGTCGCTACCGGTGTCACAACCGCGCGGTATTTCTTTGACGGTTTCCGATACTGAAGGAACGAGAGGGCAAGATATTTATCCCCCTCTTCTCCCGATTTTTCCAAAATTTCACAGGATTCCACCAGCACCATCACCGACTCATCATCCGTCATGCCGTTGGAATAAATGAGCCGGACCGGCGTTTTCTCTTTTTGTGCCTTCGTGAGCATTCGAATGTACCAGTCCGGATCCGCGCGGCTGCCCGGTTCCATATAGTGCATCTCATGGTGCGGAAGTTCACATTCGAAGTTATACTCATTCAATGCCTGGTAAGTTGGAACGCTTACCTGTCCGCTGCCGAGCACCTGGTATTTCTCAATATTCAGCTTCTGTTTCTTCTTGATTTCTTCCGGGTTCACCGGAAGCTTATACCGTTTACTCTTGTATTTGATGTACACGCTGTAGCTCATCAGTATAATCCCTCCGGTGCTGTTTCCAGTTCATCTCTAAGAATCTGAGCGATTGTCGGTCCGATCTGCTCGTAATCCGTTTCCTTGTGAATATCCCCGGTAAATGTGATTGCGATGTTCGGCGCCAGTGTATTCTGGGCGATTCTCGCAACATAGTCACGTTCTGCAAGTTCCTTCAGATAGCTAATATCCTCATCCTCCAACGACGCCTTGATGCTGCCATTCTTTTCAGTTCCCTTTACGACAGCCGGATCCCCGACGGTTCCGATCGAAGATCCGACACCGCCATTAAAGAAATCGGTTGCTTTACCGGCTGCGTTGGATCCCCAGCTGTAGCCTTTATTATAAGCATTTTGTGCCCATCCCTTTTTCCAGGTATCGAATGTATTAAGTCCCTTATTAAAAGCGGCGCCTACGTCCTCGTAGGATCCTTTTTCCGATGCATATTGCTGTGCCTTTGCCCGATAGGTGTCAGCCTTTCCAGATAAACCCGCAACATCAATACTTACAAACGGAAGGACATTGAGCTTCTCGGCAATTCCTCCAATCACCTCTGTCGCCGTCGCCAGCAGATTGTAAAAGGACGATTGAACATTACGAATTGAATTGCCGAATGCTGTTTTGATATTAAACGCAACAGCCCGTCCACCATTTGCTATTGCAAGGAACACATTCGCCGCTGACAAGCCTAAATTCACAACAAATTGTGCAGCTACAGAAAATCCTCCACAGATAATTCCCGTTGCGCTAACCGAAGCACCAGTAATTTTATTAAACGCTGCCACGCCGGCGTACAGGACTGCAATCAAACCGATGACTCCAATCATCATGAGCCCTGCCGGATTCATCGTGCACAATGCATTCCACACCGCTGTCGCCGCATTCAATACCCACTGGGCTGCCGCCGCTCCATAGGTAAACGATGCGTACACTGCCAGCGCCGCACCTAATCCCAAGAGCAGCGGTCCGATGATCGACATGTTATTCGCCAGCCAGCTGACTACCGTCAAGAACGGAGCTGATCCTTTCTGGATCATGTTCATGGCGCTTGTCCAGACCTGTGCCCAGGTCATCGGCATAGAATTAAACTTCCGGTCAATCTCATCCATCGCCGCAAGCTGGGCATTTTTTACCATCTCTGCCGACAGCATGCCTTTCTCGGCATACTTCTTGATGGAGCCTTCCGCCCATCCCATGTATTTTTCGATATTTCTGGCAATGCTCGGCGCTGCTTCCAGAACGGAATTCAGCTCATCGCCCCGAAGTGCGCCGGATCCCATCGCCTGGGTTAACTGGACCATGGCTCCTGCCGCAGCTCCGGCTTCTGTTCCACCGATTACAAACTGCTTATTGATCGACTCAACGAAGGCAATCAGCTCATCCTGGTTTTTAAAGGCGTTGCTGGCATTTAAGCCCAGGCTGGCAATTCCGTTCGCTGTGCTCTCAAAAGATGCCCTGGAACGCTGCGCGGAGGCGTAGACCTTATTCTGGAAACTCGGGTCGATAACATTCCCGGAATCATCCGTATTCACAAGGTTCAGTCTGGTATTTGCATTTGCATATGCATCAGAAGCAGAACCAAGCATTTTTCCAACATCGACAGCAGTTTTTACAGCGAAGACACCCGCCAGAGCTTTGGCAACTCGATCAGCAGTTTTCTTTGTCCGCTCCATCTCATCGCCAAGCCCTTTCATCTTCGTCTTGGTCTTGCCGGCACCCGCGCCTGCTCCGCTTAATCCTACCCCAGCCTTTGTTCCTGATTTTCCTACCTTATCAAGTCCTGTACTGACTTTATCGGCCGCCGTACTCGCCTTTTCAATCGATGCTGCCGCCCGGTCGGAGGCCTGCATGATTTTCGAGATTCGCGATGAATATCGATCCTGCAACTCAAACACTGCTCTCAGTACTCCCATGTGGTTCCTCCTTCCCTAATGCTTATTCGCAGCTCTCTTCTCCGCCTCAATTCGAAGTTCAATACTTGCTAATACAATTGCTTTCTCCCTAATCGGCATCGTTGCCAGTGTTTCAGGGAGAATATGCAGTTTCTGCAGGGCATAATGAGCCAGACAAAATTCCAGATCATTATGCCTTATGCGTTTTTTGCTTCATCCTTCAAATCGTCGAAATTCTCCAGACCAGATAGCGTCTGAACCTCATCGATCAGGCGATCATATTCATTTGTGTAAAGCATCTTTTTGAGAAGAGACACCTCTCCGATTACGCCATAAGTTTTCTGAAGCTCGGCATTCTTCAGATCCGGGAACACCACTGCGGCCGTTGTTGTCTCCGCTACATACTTCACACGGTCAAACGTCTGGTTCCCTTTCTTATCCGTCTTGATGCAGCCTCTCTGGATCGCATCACAGATATCCTGTGTCAGCGGTCTGATCACAAAAGGAAGAGGATCCCCTCCTTTTGTTTTAAAACGGCTGGATACGATAATCTCTTTATCCGGAGTTATTTCCGGATGTAAAAAGCCATATAAATCCATTTCTTTCATATCTGCCATAGTCCTCTCTCCTTATCTAAAATTCTCCGGTAACTGGAATGCCTCAAGGCAGTCACAGTCATCAAATGTAAAATCGGAATCAAATGTGATCGGATCTTCGCTATCATCCTCCAGATATGCGATTGGAATCGTTTTTAAGATCACATGAAACAAGGTTACCGTCTGCCGACCTACCGTGGACTGTGGATCTTCATTTACAAACTGCAATGTAGATGCCGGATAAACACCATTCTTTTTGTATCCAAGGAACTCTTTCAGCGCATCTGAATTCATGAAATAAAAGGTGCCGCTTCCTTCTCCGGTTGCGCCAACGACCTTATGCTGCGTCATACGATGTCCGAGAAGCTTTCTCTCTGCCACTGTCAAGGTGACGTGCGCATCGATCTTCGAGATCTCAAACATTTCACGATTCTGCCCGCTGCGGGTAATAAAGCCTTTTCCTTCAGATCCACCGAGGGTATCACTGAGTTTCGTATAATTTGTCATTTCGTCTCCCTCCTTATGTCAGATTCACTGTAATGTAGGCGATCTCCATACTGCCAGTAAGCTGAACACCGGCTTCTACCACCACTGCGTTGATAGCTACTCCTGCCTTTACCGTGATGTTATCCGCACTAAAATTCTGAATTGCTCCACGGCGTGCCAGATCTGTAAAGTACTCAACCAGAGCACCTTTAAAAATAGCCCGCCCATCTTCATTGTTATCATACTTGCCTTTAATGTTGGAATCCCAGACGGTTCCAATATCTTCCCGGATCCCGCATGCTGTGCGTACAGACCGGTTCTGTTTCATGATTTCTCCAAGCTTCTGTGTCGTGCTTGTCAATGAGTTTACATCCGATACAACGGTTACATTCTGGGACTTGTCCACAGTAAGGATCAGCTTTCCTGCCTTGATCGCCGTCTCCATCTCCGTCTTTGTCATTCTTGGTGTTACATCGATCGCGCCGACAAACTTTCTTGCGGTATTGGATTCCGTGATCTTTGCCCCGGCCGTTACACCGCCGATCCATGCACCTGTTTCTGCTGCAGTCAGTGTGGATCCATCTGAAAGCGTTACTCCCTGTACGTTGTTAATCACATACTGGCTGTCTGCAACATAATTGGTCAAAATCGCCGTAATGTTCTTACCTTCCTCTTCCTGCATTGCCTTAACCCAGTTTGCGATCGTCTGCTGAGCGGTTGATGCAGGTGTTGTGGACTTCAAATACGGATACACGATCACGTTTGCGCCTTCCGTCTTTAACTTTGCAACCATCGCTTCCACATGATCATCCGTATGATTTGGCGGAAGCTTATATAAAAGCACCGTCTTGGCTCCCAGAAGTGCCAAATTTGCCAGTTTCTTATCTGCAGCAGTAGAGTTCTCCGGATAATTTGCCTCCGTCGCTGTGATGCGATAGATAGCACCGTCATCTCCCACGGACAGTTCCTGTGCCAGCGCCACAGTTCCCCGGTCTCCGGCCGTTATGCTCAACGGTGTATTGGTAACAAGGTTGATGTACGCTGCCGGAATGACCTTATTCTGGCTTTCCCATATTCCTGCCATCTTTTTCCTCCGTTTCTATATTTGTGTTCATTTCTTCCATCTTCGGGATCTCTTTCTTCTCGTATTCGGTGTAGGTCACATCGAACAACAGATGAAGAACATCATCCACGATAGATGCATTTTTGTTCCTGACATAAAAAGAGATGCCATCGGCGCTTACCACATCAAAACGCCGGAGCATCTTCTGTTTTACTTTTTCACATTCTTTTCTGCGGTTTTCGCTTTCATCACCAGGGAAATACTGAACATCAAAGTTCTGTTTGATCCGCTGTCTTTCTGACAGACGCCGGTTTGCCGTCGTTTCCGTAATCTCTACCAGGATACACGGAAATTCCATATTCTGTGGAATGTTATCCCGGTAAATCTTCTTAAGCTCCGGCACAGATGAGCGGCATTCCGCGGCAATCGCTTTATATAGACTCTCAACCATCGTGTTCCCTCCTGATCCGTTCGATCTCTGCTTTAAAAAGTCCCATCAGCCGCCTGTCGATATAGGAAACACCTTTCTCCAGCATGTGTCTCCCTGGAATAAATCTCATGGTCTTTCCTGATCTACTTACAACTCTGTGACCATAGTTTACAAACTCCGAATAATCTGCCGTATTGACCAGAACTTTCTTGACTCCAGAGGGACCTTTCACCGCAGGAGCCGATCGCCAAGACTTTCTCAAATGTCCGGTTCGTACCGGTGTATTCTTTTTGATGTCCCGCATCCCTTCATTCACTGCCTGGTTTAAGAGCTTGATATCGATTTCCGAGAAATCTCCCATCTCCGCTTCCAAATCTTTCCGAAACGCATCCAGCGCCGCCTTATTTCTTCGATAATTGGAACTGCTCACGCTTTCTCATCCCTCTCTACCCGGCACTGGTACTGGAAGCTATAAGGGTGTGCTTCTCCAACCCGAAGTTTCACCTTATGCCCGTTTCGCAGCGCGACCACCACCTTATCACCTTCCCGAATATCCGTTTCCAACCCACAGAAGAGCTGATTGCTCGCCTGCAGGGACGGCACCGGGCTTCCTGCTGTTCCCTGGTTTGAAATGCTGTACCGGCATTTTACGCTGGATGCCACCAGGCTCTCATCAGATGCATCAAATCCGGCGTCATCCTTTGTGTCACGATACCGGTACACATCCATGACCGAGTCATACATTGCTTCATAAGGATTAAACATATCCTCTCAACCTCCTAAACCGTCTCAGAATCGTCTTATCCGCATCAGACAGACCATAGATGCCGTCACGGCTGTTACTGCCACCCGTGGCGTAGGTAATGCTTCCATCACCCTCTTTAATGCTGGCAATGTCCTGCTGATAACCGGTTCCTTTTGCTGTCTCATAATCAATCATTCTTTTGATTTTCTTTCTTACAAATGATTCCAATGCATTCGGGAGCTCCTCCAGATTGCAATAGGAACAGCAATCCTGGATCAGATCCATGATTGCAAGATCATAGTCCTCCGTCTGCAGCTTCAGATTGTCTTTCACAAGCTGAAGCATCTCCGCTTTTACCATGTGTCTCCTTTCTCACGTATCCGGAGATAGGTGTACTGTCTGAGTTCCCCATATCGGTATTTTGCCAGCTTCTTGTGTTCTGATGCACGATAACATCCCATTTCCCTTATCTGCCGATTTGTATATTGTTTCAATTCAGAATAACGATATCGTTTCAAATACTGGTGATTCTTTATTGTTACCGATATGATCAGTGCTTCTTTTGCGTATACAGGATTCCGGCTCAACGAAACTTCTCCGATGCATACAGCCATCACCGTACCTCCATATTCTCCGTGTGCTTTCGAATCTCTTCTCCGGTCTGATAAGTGATGCACAGCTGGTACTTTCTTGACCGGTGTTCCGGAGACAGCATAATCTGCAAATATAGCTCCGTATCCTTTTTTTCGATTTCGCAGTCTCCTGAACACTCCAACAACCCATTATGATATAGTTCCCATGATGCAGAACGTACCGAGAACGGCTCCTGTTTTCTGGAGCGCACAGCAAACTTTACATATTTTGTTTCGCCTAAGATAAAATCGATCATCTTTCTACCTCATTTCCTGTGTCAAATACTCCAACCAATAATCACAGGGACATATGCACTCCAGCGTGATCTCATCTGTTAGCCTGATCAGCACACAGTCGCACGGATAGATGCATTCCAGCCAGGAAGCTTCCGGCATTTTTTCCAACCATTCACTTAATGGAAGAAGCCGCAGCTCCAAACATTCCGGATCAAACAACAGCATATATCTCGCCGAATAGCAAAAATTACCGGCCTCATCATACGCTCGTAGCTCAATGACGATCTCACACGCATCAGAAGAAGGGAATGTGCATTCCCACATATCCCCTCCTTTTCTACTGAATATGATCTCCTTTCCGTTTATCATGCCTTCCAGCCGCGCAACCATGTTATGCCCTCCTTAGTCTGTGACCTCCACGCAGATCACATAGGTCTTCCCTGCGTCTACAGGATTCGGGTTAATCGTAATGCTCTTGATTACCGGCGCTGTCTGATCAACAATAACCGTACGCGTTACCGTCGTACTCTTGCCCGCTGCATCTTTTGCAACTACCGTGATTGTATTCGATCCCGCTACCAATGTCAGAGCCTTGCTGAACGCTCCGTCTGCTCCGACTTCGACAGCCTCTGCGTTGCCACTATTAAGCTTGATCGTCACCGTTACAGGGCTGGATGTCGCATCGTTTGTCTTACCGGTGACTGTGATTGCTGTCTCATTCGTTATAAGCTTATCAGACGGCGATGTAATCGACAGTGTCGGCGGTACGGTATCGATTGTGCATTTGACAGATTTCTGAGCCGCAGCATTGCCATCATAGTCAGATGCATCGACCTTAACGGTATGACTGCCATCTGCCAAAGCACTGCCCGGTGTATATGTACACTCATAACCACCGGAAACTGGTGTCTTTGTAATACTGTCACCCGTAACTTTGCTTCCATTGTCAATTGTGATCCCGATGGTTGACGGATTGACGCCGGAATCCGTATCTGTAACTTTCCATTTGATGGTCGGCTTGTTCGTGGTAAGGTAAGAGCCTGCGGTCGGACTGGAGATCGTGATTGTCGGAGCAACCTTCTCTTTGACCTTCAGTTTTAATGATGCTCCCAATGTTGTATCCGTATCTGTCTTTGTAGTCACATTCCCTGCTTCGTCCGTTGCTTTTACAGTAACCGGATAATAATGCCCCGCATTGACGTTATAACTGGACTTGGACGGTGCTGTGATCGTTGCTTCATATTTCCCGGTCTGACCGTTATATGAGAGTGTAGTCACCGCACCGTTGATGATAACCTGGACCGTCTTTACAGCCATATCTCATCCCCCTTAACCGAGTTTGTGCTTGAATGCCACAATACGGATCTGCTTCGGCTCATAGACCGGTTTCCAGTTTTTCGGGTTTGCCACCTCAGTTCTGGACGGACCCTCGGTCTTTGCCACCTCAGCATTCTGCCATGCGATCCCTCTCGGATGCAGGATCATGGTCTTGCGGTTGATCAGATAATCAACACCGGAACCTTTGCGCTTTGCACGATCGGTCTCGGTCGGTACGAATCCGACAGGATGACCATTTCCAAGTGCTACAGCCCCGTTACCGAAGAGATACGTCGTGTAGGTACCGTCAGATACCGGACAGCCATCATCGACGATAACGCGTTTTCCCTGATACAGACCGAATGCAACGTCATTGGAAGGCTGCACGGTCTCGATCAGATTCTGTTTTTTCAGATATGCTTCTGTTGCAGAGTGCATGCAAACACCGGTCAACTGCGCCTTCGCATCACCTAACTTCTGTTCCGCATCAATAAACGCAGCTCCGGACCAGTTCGCCTTCGTTCCGCTTAATCCAGAAATGTCCAGGATGTTGCTTTCAAGCCTGGTCTCTGCCGGCGGAGTTCCGGATCCGCCGGCCGGCACAGTTCCAAATACACCACTGAGGATGGCAATTAACTCCTTCTGCATGTCACGTTCCCAGAAGCGTGCCACAAGAGTACCAATTGCCTTCATCGGATCTGCTCCGGCCAGTGCTGCGGATAAATCTGTCGCGGACCACATCTTTGCACGACGGAGAATTGCTGCCACATCCTTGTTTGATGTGATCTTGTTATCTTCAAGATCTGTTCCCTCGATCACCTGCTCAGATTCTCCTGTCAGATCCTCGAAAAACGGCATGTTAACGGTCGGCGCCGCCTGGGATGCCAAATCGTCGAACTCCGAGTTATTTGCAATGATGCCACTCTGCACCAGTGCAGACAGCTCCATTGTCCGGTTAAGCACGTACGGGTTAAAAAGTTCCGGGACAATTACGTCCTGTAAGGTTGTTCCTGCCATTTAAAATTCCTCTCTTTCTTAAAGTTTTACTCCGGCCGCAGCTGCCAGCTGTCTGGCCTGCTCCGGATTCTGTTTGAACAGGCGTCCCTGTTCTGTAAGGTTATAAGTTTCCTTTGCAAACGGATTATTTCCTGGAGGATTTCCGCCTCCTGCCGGATTATAGCCACCGGTCCCGCCGGCATTCTTAAACAGGTGCGGAGAAGCTTCTCTCATCGGTTTGAGAACGTCATCCAATCCGATTACCTTGCCGTCCTGGTCAAATGTGAATTTATCCAGACCGCCCTGTTTGTAGATGATATAATCTGCATCCATAGCGCCGGCCTCTTTCAGTTTATCCTTTAAGGCATATTCCTTCTTCGTGTTTTCCGCTGCTGTTTTGAGACCTGCAACTTCTGCCTCGTAGTCCTTGACTTTCTTCTGAAGATCTTCATTGTCTGCGTTGTTCTTTTTCAGATCCTTGATCGTATCATTGGCTGTTCCCAGTTCTTTCACCTTATCATTGTAGTCCTGCTTCGGTACTGCATGCTTCGGGAACTCCCCATTGATTTCCTTCATAGTGGCATCAACGTCCAGCTTCCCGTCGGTGATCACTGCCTTCTCTAAAATTGTCTTTAACCATTCCATCGTGCTTACCTCCATAGATTTTTATTCCCGCTCTCCGGGTATTGGGATCGGCCGGTTATACTCCCGGCAGAGTAGCGCCCAGTTTTATGCCTTATGGCAGGGCATAAAAATAACATGCCTTTTAAGCATGTCTAAACCTCTACTGTTGATTCTGTAAAACCAATGACTGTACCCTTTCGGACTGCTCCTTGGGTTCCATCTTCAAAGACAAACTCAATAAAGTCCTGATCTTTTACAAAATCCTCTCTCATAATGATTTCCATTGCTGCATAGCTGAGCTTTACGCCGTAGAAGGATGCTCCGGTACAAAAAATATCAATCATACCGTCCCTTCTCTTTCCCGCATAATGAGCAGCGCATCACATAACCTCCATACGGGCCGGAATCCCGGCTCCAATGCTTGCGGTAGTGATGGCTGCACCGGTGCTGTCTGATCCATCTGAAGATTTCCGTTATGATCACCTCCTGCTGTTGCGACGTCGCAACGATACGTCTTATTTAATTTCAACGCTCGGAATCAGTCTTTCCGGGTAAAATACCAACTCATAGTGGTATTTATCTGTTCCGTTTGGTTCTGTCTGCTCCATCACATAACAGGTCCAGTCATTCAGATAAATATAATCTTTGTAATACTGGTCCTGTCCTGTTTTAATCGTTACCACCAGTTCGTTGGAACTATTATTGCTAAGTGCCATGTAACCCTCAGCCTGGAGCATAATAGTATCTGTCCTTGCGTTTGTGACCGTAATTCTACGATAGACATTAAATTCATTTGCATCTTTGGACAGGTTGTGATTTACCGTGGATGCCGTTGAACAGCCAGACATACAACTTGCTACACTCGCTGCCATAAAAAATGCTGCTATTTTCTTCCTCATTGTCTTTTCTCCTTAAAAATGGGTATAAAAATACCACCAGCCTATTGACCGGTGGTTGATTTCATTATCTTCCAATGCGTTGTTTTCCCTGACCTGGCGGAGTTTTGTAAACCTCTTCTATAAGACCATGTTCAATATCTCCGCCAATATATCCTTTTCCATACAGCATATTCAAATGTTCCAACACTTCCCTATCTCTGACAACGCTTCGGAATTTTTCTCTCTGCGGTTCATATTCTTCGTATGTTTTTATTTGCAGAAGTTCCTCTTTCAAACTCATTTTATTATCCTTTCAAATACAACATTAATCCTTTCCATAAAATCTATCACTTCTCTTTTTTATGAACTCTGTCCATTCATCCCTCTGCTCCTGTGGAACACGCTGCCAATATGATTCGCGAATAAACGAACATTGGTTTATATCTGTTGGAATAAATGTTTTTTTTCATCGGTGGTTCAACAGCATGACATAATTTCGGATCTTTATCTTTTAAATGACATTGTCCTCAAATAAACTGCAACCTATGATTATACCAGGAGTACTCACTCATTTGATATCACCTCACACTGCAAATAATGTTTACTCTGACTTCTTTTTTATCCTCGAATAATATCTTTCGCTTCTTTCCCGTATATCTTCCTTAAATCCCTCTTTCTGTTCCTCCGGTATTCGCTGCCAATATGATTCGCGAATAAAGAAACAATCACTTGTGGACTCTGGAATAAATGTTTTTTCTATCGGTGGTTCAACACCATGACATAATTTAGGATCTTTATCTTTCAAATGGCATTGTCCACAAATTAACTGCAACTTAGGATTATCCCAGGAATACTCACTCATTTGATATCACCTCACACCATACTTTTAAATCCTTATCTTCTGGAATACGCGGATTTACTCTGTATTCTGCCTTAATTATCCTATAAGAATACCCTCTTTGCAAGAGGAATTCTTTTTCTTCCTCGTTAAAAGCTTCGTGCGCGATATACGCCCCATGTGTCCCTTTGGGAACCCTTATAAACAATTCAGCATTGCCTTTGCCAGCGCCGCTAAAACCGCCTTCTTTCATTGGCGAAGTGGCGGTAAATCCTTTATCCGAAAACTTCTGTCCTACTAAAACACTCGGATCCTTTTTCCAGTCACCAGTCATTTTTTCAAAAATCTCTCTTGTTCCGGTTCCTCGCTTCACAATGATCTCTTTTTGTGTCGTGACCTTGCCAAGCACCGCCTCAATGTCCTTTGCCGCCTTTTTGGAAATAGGATCAACATTGATTCCGTATCTTAGATAGCGATTGATATTTACATAAGATCCACCGCTCCATGTGCGCAAGGCTCCAAGCTCTGTATCTGTTGCAGCTTCCAGCAACTGATTAACAAACGGTTTCATTGTCGTTTCCGACTGCATTTTCAAAATAGATTCCCAGTTATCGGCACTCTTCGACATTTCAGATAAGAGTTCCTTTTCCGTTTTGCCCGATATCTTCTGCAATTCGCTCCATCTGGTCATATCTTCAGCAGTGCCAGTGAACATGATGTTGGTCAGATTGCCATACTTTTTCAAAAGTTCTATCTGACCATTCGCTGCCTCTTCCTGCGGTGTTACAACCGGCTGAAGACCTGCATTTAAATATTTCTTCTTCCATTCCTCATACGTCATACTCTCCGGCACTTCGATGTTGTTGCCATCTTTATCCCTGGCGGCCCGCTTCATTCCATCCGTCGGGGTATCCGGGTAATACGGAACATCCGTGCATCGACAGCACGGATGGAACGGCGGCATGTTCTTTCCTGCCACCGCTTCCGAAACAAAATAGATCTTCCCATCCAGCTTCCCGCAAACACCGCAGGTCTTACTGTCCAGCGTGGCCAGAATCTCATATTGCTCCACGCCGTCCTCTTTATACCCGGCGTGAGTTGCCTCACTCATCAGGAATGAGCTCTCTGTGTGCAGGAGCCGGTACGCATCCGCCTTCTTTGACTGCATCTTCTTGGCGAACTCTCCGGCCAGCTTCTGCGGGGATGCTCCTTGGACCATCATAGTTGTAAGCGATTCCATGAGCTGAGACTGCAGGTGCTCTTTCTGCTTCCAGAGTCTGGATGAGAAGTTGGCGCCATTGAATGGATATTTGATCAGCTGCTCAATTGTTCTCGGCTCAATCTGGGCGAACTCGGCATGAAAGCCATGATACTGATCGATGTTATACCAGGTTCGGTAATAGGTATCGCCGTACACCTCCTGCATCGTCCGTGTCCCTTCTGCCTCATACTCCACAGCATACAGTTCCCGGAGGATCGCGTCTACCTGCGCTTCCAAAGCCTGGTATCTGGTCATCCTAGCTTTAATGGACATGTTGTTGACATCCTGGTTGACTTTTCCGATGTTCTTCATCGCCAGCTCGATAAAGTCCTTCAATTCCCCGATTTCCGCCTTATCCAGCCGTTTCTGAGCTTCTGCGTATGTCAGGCTGTTCTCCTGTGCATATTCCCAGTAAAAGCTCTCCACGGTCTTCTGAAGCTCCCGCTTCGCCTGATTAAATGCTTTCTCCAGCCGCATGAAATACTGATTTACCTGCATCTCTCCGGCCTTGTATGCTTCTTCCTGGCGTTTCTCCCAGTAGGACATCACGCATCACCGCCTTCATCACCCGATGCACCTTCTTTCGGGAACATGTCCGAGATATCTGCCGCTGAGCTTTCTTCCTGTTCCTTCAAAAGATCCATTTCCTTCTCTGGATCATCTACCCACGGGTGGTGGCTGACGATCGTCTCATCAGAGATGATTCCTTTGCTCTGGGACGCGATCTGGGATAACTCCTGATCATTCTTTACACTGGTCCTCGTCCAGGTCTGCACGATCGTGCCGTCTTTGATCTTGATCTCCTGAAGCCGGCAGATGCAGCGGATGAACCGTCCGAAGCCTAAACGGAACTCCGTTTCCTGCAAGCCGGCTTTCTGCTCCAGAAGGGAGTACAGGAACTGCAGCGCAACTCCGGAACTGTTTCCAAAGTTCTGCGGATCCGGATCAATACCCATACCCTGTTCGAAAATACATTTTCTTGTAATCTCCAGAAGCTTTTCTCTGGCTTCTACCGGCAGTTCGATTGTTAATGTTGAAACGCCGGAATGATCCCCATCTCCGTCGCTCTCGATCTGGATTGCTTTGTAATCCTTGAGATCCCGGAGAAACTGCCCCAGATCCTCACCTCCATAATTGGTCAGAACAAAAATCACTTCCTGAATGTCTTCCAGATCATTTACGAAACCGCTGAACACCTTACAGTAAGTATCGATCAGAGGCTTGATGTTCTTCAGATCGTCTGTGTCGATGTTATTGTTAAAGAACGGGAAGAATGGTACCTCTCCAACTCCGTGCTGATAGCAATCCGAATATTCGCACAGCTCCGGATCGACCAGGAACATCTGATACGGAATCAGCTGATCCAACTCGTCTCCCGCTTTTAGCCGGTATGCCGTGCATTCTTTATCGTTCCAGTACTCGTAAACGGTATACCTGTCACCGGTTTCCTCATCGATGCTCTGATAGCTCCGGAACACGCCAGAAAGCTCCTTTTCCAAATCACTCGTCCATACCGGAATGATCTGTTCTGCCGGAACTACCGCATACTTCCATGCTCCTTTCCCATCCTTCCAGACATGCAGCCATGCGACCGTACAGTTCGATGCCTCAATGCACAGGTCTTTGCACACTTTCGGATATTTATCCCCAAGAAACTGTGTTAACTTTTTGTTCGCATCCTTGTTTCCAAGATCAAAAATCGGAGATGCCGCAAACATATACGATGCCTTCTGGTTAACCAGCAAACCGTGGAAGTTGAATGGAATCCGGTTATCTGCATTCCGCAGCGGCTTCTCTTTCTTCTCCTGCTCCTCCTTAAGCGGTGGGAACATAATATCCGTCTCATTCCGATAGTAAGCTTTCGTCTTTTCAGCTCGTCTCACAAAATCCGTATGCCCACTCTGATATTTTCGGATCAGCTTCTTAATTACTTCAATGTCCATGTTTCCTCACCTCACTTTAAAATCTTCATACCACCAACTCCGCGAATGATCGTGTAGCAAAAATAGCGGAGAGCATCGAGCGCGTGATCATGCTCCTTCACCGGCTTATCCTCCCCGCGGTCTCCGGCTTTTGCATCCCAGATGTAGGAAGCAAACTCCTTCAGCAGGTTCTCGCAGGATGCATCAATAAAAATAGAACCCGAAAGCAGCAAGGTTGCCACAAAACGGATTCCATCCAAAACATCATTTTTCGCTTTCTTTACTTTGTAACCATCTTTTTCTAACTGTGCCTTGAAAGATGCTGCCGCCGGATCCAGGATCACCGCCCGGATCTTTTCTCCGGATAGCCACGCTGTCAGATCTTCAGCAAATTCTTTGTCTGTCTTCTGCTGCCCTTTATCGCGTCCGGAATAATAATACTCCCTGCGGCAGTACCACTTGTTATCAGCTCCCTTGCTCCACAGCAGGAACGCTGTCGGGTTCTGGGTACCATAGTCACAGCTGACATATTTATCACCGATCCAGAACTCTCGTCCGGCTTTCTGCCGGTATTCCGCCGCAATGGCTTCTGTGTCCACCACATTTCTGTCCGGATCAAACATATCATAGATGATTCCTTCAGCCATCGCCCAGAGTCCTTCGATGTAACGCTTAAAGAACACGCCGCTGTACATGCTGCGATATCTGGCTTTGATCGCTTCTGAAAGGCTAAGGTTATCATCCATCGTGAAATGCACATACAGGAGTTTCTTGAGGTTCAGCTCCGTGCCTTTCGCGACGGCTTCTTGCTGCAGCCTGGCTGCTTTCTTCTTTCCGAGGTATCCGATCGCCTTGTCGATCCAATTGACCTTGAACCAATGATATGGTCCGTTCGGGTTGCAGTTAAACCAGTACTTGGATCCTGTCACCGAGCAACGTCCTGTTGCCTGGTTAACGAAGCTCTCCGGCATCAGCGCAACCTCATCGCAGAATACCCCCGCCAGAGTGATACCCTGAATCAGGTCCTGGCTGCGTTCGTCCTTACCACCGAAGATGTAAAAGTAGTTCGTGACATTCTTTCGGGTGATCTCCACCAGATTATCGGCCCGGTGATCCGCAACCTTGTACCCTCGGCTCTTGAGCATCAGCTTCAGCCAGAATAGAACGTTTCTCCGGAAGGAACCGATCGTCTTGCCGCACATGGCGAAGTTCTGACCATTGAATTTCTCCATCGCCCAGAATACAAAGGACAATGACATACAGACCGTTTTTCCCGATCGGATCGCACCGTCCGCAATAATGCCATCATAATCTTTCACAGGGCTCCCCGGCATCCACCAGGTAAGAACCTGTTTCTGTCTTCTGGAAAACGGCTGGAACTTGAATATCTGAACCTTCGTCAGGATCCCTCTCTGTGACTTCATCCTCTTAAGCTTGTCACGCATATCGGCGATACGATCCTTAATCTCCATCGACATCACCCCAAAGCGTATCAGACTCTGCATTCAGTGCATCCAGGAATCCGTCGTCTTCAAGCTCCTGCTCCTGACCGCCAAGTTTCAGTGCCGCCAGGTCAAGCTTCATCATCTCGATCTCCAGGCGTGCATCATCCACACCATACCGGTGCAGCGCATCGATTGCAGCCTGTTTTCTTGCCTGAACTCTGGTTAAGGCTTCCTCAATGTGCTGGATCTGCCCCAGCTTCCCCTGATATTCACGAAGATCTGTATCTTTGTCCTTTTCGATTCCCATTTTATGACTCACAACAGTCATCCCTGTCTCGTCTCCAGAGATCTCCTCGGAATCATCCGGAGACTGTCTCAGAAGGTCGATCCGCTTCAGCATCCGGCGTTCCCGAACCGTAAGAAGCTGGATCTCCTGCATGAGCAGCGTCTGTTTATCTTCCGGAACCGCCTGCGCCAGACGCTGCTCTTCCGGATCCAGGCAATCAAAAAGGAGAGTCTCAAACTCTCCCGTGGTAACTGCTTTCTTATTCCCAGGCGGACCACCGGAACTGTTCTTGTTCCCCGGCTGCGCGCCGCGCTTTCGTTTTTCCGAACGTTCGCTTTTCTTATCCGAGCGTTCGTTTTCCCACTTATGTGTGGACTTCCATCGGCGGACCGTTCCCTCCGGCAGATCTAGTTGACTTGCAATCTCAACCAACTTCATACCTTCCAGATACATGGCCTTCGCCTTTTCAATTCTCGGATCCGGCGCTCTGGCCATGCTCATCACCTCCGATTCGTCGGTTTTGGGTAAAAGAAAAGAGCCACACGGTGGTGGCTCAGCTTCTACTATGCTATTTTGTTGGAAATTTTACGTCGAATCTAACAACACTGACAAGTTCGCCAGTTTTTCTATATTCTGCAGATTTTTTTCTCAGCTCATCATAACCTAAATTTGGGTCCAAACATTCCTTTACTTTATAGGCTTCAATTCGATATTCTACGGAATGAAGAAAAGGAATTTTGTTTATTCTCATATCTGCAAAAGTGCTTCCCTCTTTCTTGTCTCCTATCTCATTCGCCTGATTTTGGTTGCTTTTTATGAAATCAATAGCTCCGAGATAAATTCCCATCTTTTTTCCTTCAGACTCTGGTTCCATTAAAAAATAATGTAACGTAAATGTTGAATCATTTTCTTGATCTCCAATTCCGTTCAAGAAAGTTAACAATGTAAATGTTGCTGTGTGATCCGCATCTGTAGTAATTTCATTAAACATTTTATATATGGTTTTATTCTCTTTATCAAAATCTTCACATAAAACCAAATTGACATTCAATCTATGTTGCATTAAAATTCACTCCAATCGCCTTTATTCAATCTATTTGGGGCCGAAATCCGGGGATGATCTACTGTTTTATATTCCGTTACATCTTTATGTATACTATCAAACCCATCCTGCATTCTTTTTTCCAAACGGTTTATTGTTCCCTTAATATCCTCGTTCACACTATTCATGATTTCCATAGATTGTTTCTGTGATTGGACAGATTGATCTACATTGTAGAAGCTTAAAAACAAAGAAATAATTCCAATGAATAACGCAACAAGTCCAAGCACTAAGCTAACCCATTCATTCATCTTTGCCAAAGTAATCTCTTCCTTTAGAACAAAACTTGCAATGAATAAGCCTATAATACTAGTTGCCAAAACATATATTACAAATGATCCCCAGATGTGTCGAAAGAAATTTATTGTTTCTTCAATGTTCCATCGTCTTTTTTGTCCATTGCGTAACCATAAAATTATTAACAACTCAACAATGCAAATTATTATCAGCACTGCAATCATATAACACGCTCCCCCTTTTTTTATCATATGGCACCATACTAACATATATTTTTACAAAAGAAAAGCACCCATCTCTCGACAGGCGCTTTTCATGGGGGGGATATTATGAATTTAAGCAACGCACCATGACTCGAGCCAACGGCTCATGTCCCATCCTCTCCGGGTAGATGCCCTGCATACCTGGAATATCTGGGTGGAGAATCCAGAAACCAGGCAAATTGCGGAGACTGGATTTGAACCAGTCAGTATCATCGTTTTAATAATGCTGCAATTTTCTTAAGTTCGTAAGGAGCTGCCCAAACAATCGTGCTAATACACGAATTGTTCCGCGGCGCTTCAATCCTAAGACATGCAACCTTATTCGCCCTAAAACTTTTCATATCCAAAAGATAAGATTTATTAATCTGGCTGCACCAAATAGCTATATAATCCACAACACCTTTATAGGAATCCTTTTGAGTTTTCTTATAGGTTCTCTTGTGGGTTATTTCAGCTACAACGCAACCGTTCTTATAGATTCCATGTTTGACTTGCACTGACTTAAATCCATCTTTCGTGTCTATAACAAAATCATATGGCTCATTACGACCAAAAGGAATGCTTACAGGAATCTCCATTTTCTGGAATTCTGACAAAACAACACTTTCTGTCATATTCCCGATTGTATTGGTATTCATCCGTAGCACCACCTTTCTTAATTTTACTGACGAGCTTCCAGGCTGCTCTACACCGCGAACCAGGACGGAAGGACTTGCACCCTCGACACGCTGATTAAGTATCAGCTGCTCTGCTTACTGAGCTACGCCCTGATAATTGGCGACCGCTCTGCCTAACGGCCGCCCACGTATACCTTCACTTGAGGAGGATGTAGGAAGCCGCCGGCTGTATGCCCTTGGCTTCAGGTTACACTATAACATTTTGAAAACGAAAAAAGCGAAAATAACGAAATTACTTACTCTGATTTCATAAAATTGGTATACTCCATCCTCACGCTGTCCGCCGTGGCCTTCCGTCCCATACGAATTGCCACCTCATTCCAGGATAACTCCTCGAACACCCGGTACCGAATAATCCGCTGCATCCGCTGCGGAATTGTGAGCATCCACGCCTCCACCTGGCGCTTAATCTCCTCCGCCTTCTGAAGTCGCTCCTGAAGGATTGCTTCCCGCCTATCCAGCTCATCCGGATCCTTCACCACCGGATATGACAAGCCCTCGATATGAAAGCTCTGGACCGTATACGGAAACTCATGCGCAGATCCGGACACCCGGTCCTGTACGATTTTCTTCCGGTTCTTCTTAAGCCTCAGTATATCCGCCTTCGCCTCCTTCACCTGCTCGCAGGCATCTATGTACTGCTTCAGAATCTCCTTGTCCATTGGTATCACCTCCTCGATAACGCGGATCCGGGCAAAGGCTTGTCCCCATGTACGCCGGATGTGCCGCCGACCAACTGTGTCTGCCCTTATCCTCACTCATAGCCGCGTACTCGGTCTCTTGGTTTTTCTTTTTCAACGCCTTCGCAACTTTCTCATCCCACTGGGTTCTCATCCTCATTTCACCTCATACTTCACGCCATACAGTTCATATGTTTCATCCCGGTATTTCCGGATATCTGCATTCTCATCACCACAGATCCGGTTCACTTCCTCCACAATTGCCTCAGAGAACTGAAGGAGCTTTGACCGATGATCATTCTCATCCCTGACACCTTTCCAGTGGAACTTCTCACACAGGATCCGTGCAGGAACTGACATCAGAAGCGCCAGAACTTTCTCGATTCGTTCTTGCTCATTCTCTCCGGACATTTCCTGTTCTCGCTGTTTCCATTCTTCTTGGATGTGTTCATCAATCTCCTTCGCGA